CTACGAAAATGAAGAAAATTTCCAAGAGAAAGTTTCTACATTGAAAGAAGCATACTTCAAAGGTGAAAAGCTTGAAGCTGTCTCTGATGAAAGTAATGTGGCTTCAGCCGATGCCGATTTCGGTTCTCAGGAAGAAACTCCTGTAGATCCAGGCATGGCTAAATATACTGCCGCAATTAATAAATTTGCTAAGTTAGATAATTAATTTAGTAATTTAAACGGGGAAATAAACAAATGTTTATGTCAGAAAACCTTCAAGAAAAATGGAAGCCAGTACTTGAGCATCCCGATCTTCCAAAGATCGAAGATAGCTACAAGAGAGCTGTTACTTCTGTAATACTTGAAAACCAAGAACGCGCAATAAGCGAAGAAAGAGGTGCTTTAAACGAAGCATTTGGTGACGGTCAAGGAACTGTTGCAGGTGATCCAGGTGGATTCTCTGCTACGGCTGCTAACTGGGATCCAATTCTTATCTCATTAGTTCGTAGAGCAATGCCAAACTTGGTAGCATATGATATTTGTGGTGTACAACCAATGACTGGACCTACAGGTCTTATCTTCGCGATGAAGGCAAGATATGTAGATGACAGTTCAGCAGTCGCAAGAACAGAAGCTCTGTTCAACGAAGCTGATACTGACTTCTCTGGTTCTGGTACTCACGCAGGAACTGATCCATTTGCATCAGGTTCTGCAAACACCGCAATTCAAACAGGCTACACAACAGGTGCTGGTGATACTACTGCTACTGCAGAGAAAGATTCATCTATCGCTGAAATGTCGTTCACGATTGAAAAAGCTACAGTTACCGCGAAAAGCAGAGCGCTTAAAGCTGAGTATACTATAGAACTTGCGCAAGACCTTAAAGCGATTCATGGCCTTGATGCTGAAACTGAACTTGCTAACATCCTATCTGGTGAAATCCTAGCGGAAATCAACAGAGAAGTTGTAAGAACAGTTAATGATCAAGCTAAGATCGAAGGTGTTGCCTCAGAAAGTAACCTAACTGGTACTTCTGTAAACGGACAATTTAACCTAGATGTTGATTCATCAGGTAGATGGTCAGTTGAAAAATTCAAAGGTCTTATGTACCACATTGAAAGAAATGCTAATGTTATAGCACGACAAACAAGAAGAGGTAAAGGTAACTTTATCCTATGTTCTAGTGATGTAGCGTCTGCACTTGCAATGGCTGGTGTACTAGACTATGCTCCAGCATTATCAACTAATTTATCAGTTGATGACACTGGAAACACTTTTGCTGGTGTCTTAAATGGCAGCATGAAAGTGTATATCGACCCATATTACGCGAGTGCGTCTACAAGACCTACTGGTGTAACAGCTGGTGAAGGCTATGTAACAGTTGGATACAGAGGATCAAATCCGTTTGATGCTGGTGTGTTCTATTGTCCATATGTCCCACTACAAATGGTGAGAGCAGTTGGTGAAAACACTTTCCAACCGAAAGTGGCTTTCAAAACTAGATACGGAATGGTAAGTAATCCATATGTTGGCTCAACGCCTGCTAATGGTTTAGCTGCGACAAGCACTAACTCTTACTACAGAAGTTTCGAAGTTTTAAACTTACTGTAAAATCTAAATCATAACTGATTTCAAAGAGCCCCTCGGGGCTCTTTTTTTTTGTTATAAATATAAGTAGAGAAGTCAAAAGGACAACTCATACACACATACACACAGGAGGATATCATGTCCGATAACAAATCAGGGTTCGAAATCAGAGCCGATTTACTAAATCAAGCACAAGGTCTTTTGGAAGGAAACTACCAAAGAGAAGTTGATGCTATATTCATGCATAACGATAATTTCCCTAACGATAAAAAAGCTTTGCCGTTAAGAGAGATTGTTGGTGATGATGTTATTACAGTTGCTAGACAACTTAATGAATTTGTCAACGAAAAGTAAATTTTCAAAAGGAGAGAGGGTGTATACCCTCTCTTTGTTATAAATACTAATATGGCATACAGTAAAGAAGTAGTAGAGAGATTTGAAAGTGTTCTCAAAAATCCAGAAAAACATTCAGTTGGAAGATTTGATCCTAATGACCCTAATGTGGTATCAGGGATGGTAGGAGCTCCATCATGTGGAGATGTGATGAAATTGGATATGAAATTGGACATAGACGGATTGATAGAAGATGTTAAATTTAAAACTTATGGTTGTGGGTCTGCTATTGCAAGTTCTAGTTTGTTTGTTGATATGCTTAAAGGCAGAACAATAGAAGAAGCAAGACAGATTAAAGACAAAGATATTGCAGAAATTTTAGATTTACCACCTATTAAATTACATTGTTCAGTTTTAGCAGAAGAAGCTATTACTAAAGCAATTGAAGATTGGGATATAAAACATAAATAGTAATATGAAAGAAAAAAAGTTCAAATTAATAAATACTTTTGATAGTTTTTGTTCAAGAATGTGGCTAGACTATGAAGATGAACATATAACAAATCCAAATAGGTTAAATTTTGAAGAATATAAAGAAAGATGGCACGATTGGTTATTAGAAAAATGGCAAAACAGAGATTATAATAATGAATAATGAAGAACTGTATGTAGAATCTGAAACACAAGATCATGAATATCAAGGTTGGTTTTATCATTACCCAACTAAAAAATTTTATAGATGGAATGACCTACCATGGGGAATAGAGGAAGAAGATGGCGACAGCTAATTGGCAATCAGACCAACCAACAAATTTAAACTATTTGTCTCCAATTAATTTTGATTTAATAATATCGAAATTACCAAAGACAAGATATTTTTGTACAGGTGTAAATATACCTTCAATTAATTTTAGTGAAGCTTTAATGGATACTAAGTTAGCAATTCAATCAACATTACCTGGTGATAAAATAACTTTTGACCCATTAACAGTAAAATTTGTTGTAGATGAAGATATGAAAAATTATCAAGAAATCTTTGATTGGATTATGGCATTAGGACCAGGTATTGACCCAGCAGATTTTAGAGCACTAACAGGCCAAACTGGAACAGGAATTTCATTAGCAACGAAAGGTGATAATCTAGAAATGTATTCAGATGCAACTCTTATGATTAATACATCATCTAATAATGCTAATATAGAAATCAATTTTGTTGATTGTTTTCCGACAAGTTTAGGTGCTATTGATTTTACAACTGATACATCGGATGTAGCATATGCACAATGTGATTTAACTTTGAGATACACTTATTACACAATAAAACCCAGTAGTTAATTGACTTTTCAGCGAAAGCTGTTATAATATATAGTATGAATAATAAAAATTTAACTGAAATCCAGGAGATGTGGAAAAAGGATTGTCTAATTGATGACATAGAATTAGATGCTTCTTCACTAAATGTTCCTAAACTACACGCAAAGTATAGTGAAATTCTTTCTAATCAAAAACTAATTCAAATACGATACGAAAGTAAATTAAAAGTTTTACAAAAAGACAAATGGCTTTGGTATACAGGTAAATTAAGTCAAGACGAAATACAACAAAAGAATTGGGATTATGACCCATTTAATGGCCTTACGATACTGAAATCAGATTATGATAAATTTTTTGGTGCAGATAAGGATATCCAACAAGCAATCGAAAAAATGGAATATTGTAAAATAGTGGTTGAATACTTACAAGATATAGTATCTCAACTCACATGGAGACATCAAACAATAAAGAATATTATAGAATGGCGAAAGTTTATGGCAGGCTCGTAATAGATAAACTAGACGAAGTTTATTTATCAGTTTCAACAGAAGATTCAATACGAAAGGAATTATCAGAATTTTTTAAATTCAAAGTTCCTGGTGCCGAATTTATACCTGCAGTTCGAAAACGATTTTGGGACGGTTATATCAGACTGTTTCATCTTAATAAAAATCAAATCTACCTGGGACTATACCCATATCTCAAAGAATTTTGTGAAGAACGAAATTATGAGATAGAAGGGTATGAGCCTGAAACAGATATTTTTACAATAGAACGATATGAAGAAATAGTTAAAGATATTCCTTTAGAACTTAGAGATTACCAGAAAGAAGCTGTAGCTTACGCAGCACATAATCAAAAATGTATATTAGTATCTCCAACAGCTTCTGGAAAATCATTAATGATATACAGTCTTATACGATATAACTTTCTTAAAAAGAACGGAAAAGCTCTTATTATTGTTCCTACAACATCATTAGTAGAACAAATGACTAAAGACTTTAAAGATTATGGTTTCAAAGGTAATGTAGCTAAACTGTATGGTGGTAATAAAGATTATGATAATGCACCAATAGTTATAACAACTTGGCAGACAATGATGCGAATGCCTGTGAGTTTTGGAAATCAATTTGGAATGGTAGTTGGTGATGAAGCTCATTTATTTCAAGCTAAATCTCTTACAAAAATTATGGAATCATTAACAGAAGTTAAATATAAGATCGGAACTACAGGTACATTACAAGACACACAAACACATAAACTTCAATTAGAAGGTATGTTTGGACCAGCTTATTTTGTTACAACATCAAAAGAACTCATGGATGAAGGTACATTAGCTCAACTAGATATCAAAGCATTAGTATTAGCATATTGTGATGAAGAAAGAAAACTAGTTAGTAAAATGACTTATCAAGAAGAAATGGATTGGATAGTTAGAAACCCGAAAAGAAATAATTTTATAAAGAATTTAGTTAATGGGTTAGATGGTAATACACTAGTATTATTTCAATTTGTAGAAAAACATGGTAGACCATTGTATAGTTCTTTTTCTGAATTGTTTGCTAATGATTCAACTAAAAGAAAATGTTTCTTTGTCTTTGGTGGAACTGATGCATTAGATAGAGAAAAGGTCAGAGAAATTGTTGAGAAAGAAAACAATGCAGTGATAGTAGCTAGCTTCGGAACCTTCTCAACAGGAATTAATATTAAAAGATTACATAACATTGTATTCGCTTCTCCAAGTAAGAGTAGAATACGAAATTTACAATCAATAGGCAGGGGTCTTAGAAAGACAGATGATAAAGAAAATATAGTGTTATATGATATAGCTGATGATTTATCATGGAAGAAAAATACTAATTATACACTAAATCACTTCTCCGATCGTATAAATATCTATAGTACAGAGAGTTTTAATTACGAAATTCATTCAGTAAGGATCCCAAAATGCCATACATAGACGATAATACAAAATACGAATTTGTAAAATTTAAAGATGGGAAAGAAGTGTTTGCAATGGTAAGAGAAGCTAATGGTGATTTGGAACTTCATTTCCCTATGAATATTAACTTAGCTCCAGCAATGACTGGTGGAGTTCTTGTAAATTTAGGCCCTTATATTCCATTCACAACAGAAGATAGTATTAGAGTAGAAAAGACAGCTGTTCTTTTTAGAACAAGTATTAATAAGAAATTTATAGATTTTTATGACGAAGCCTGTACAGCTTGGCTAAACATAAGAGATAATGATAAAATTGATATCAAATCAAGTAGACAAGTATTTGAAGAATCAAAGCATCTAATGGATGAATTTATGAGAAGAAAGTTTGATCAAAGAGATATGAATTTTCGTGATGAACTAGATGAGGTATTAGAAGAATATGAGGAACAAAAGTATCTAGAAAAGGGTCAAGATGATGGTCCGGGACCAGATGATACGATACATTAATAGTATATATTCTTTTTTCCCAATACTACATATTTATTTTAACACGCGAATGCTAATCGGTCAAGGAAAAAATAGTAAAAAAGTAAAAATAATTTAAAAAATGATAAATTTAACAAATAATGCGATAAAAAAATTACAAGAGTTTGTAACACCGGAAGAAGTCATTAGAATTGGCGTTGAGGGTGGTGGTTGTGCAGGATTCCAGTATAAATTTGGTTTAGTACCAATAGCTGATACTTTTCCAGATGATACTGTTATTGAAGAAGAAGGTGTAAAAGTTCATGTTGATGCTATTAGTTTAGAATATCTTAAAGATTGTGAAATTGATTATGAAGAATCTACATTTGCATCAACTTTTAAAATAAGAAATCCAGATGCTAAGACTACATGCGGTTGTGGAGAGAGTTGGAATTAATAAAACCTTGACAAATCAGCGTATGCTGTTATAATAATAATATGGCTAGAGAAAAAAGACAAACTAAAGCATCAGTTCATTATGTGAACAATAAAGAATTTACTGCAGCGATTATTAAACATAATCACGCATGCAAAGATGCTCTTGCGAATGACGAAGAAAAACCAAGAGTTTCAGAATACATTGGAGAATGTATCTATAAAATAGCGACAAGATTATCAACTAAACCTAACTTTATTAACTATTCATATCGCGATGAAATGATATGTGATGGTATTGAAAACTGTTTACAGTATATTAATAATTTTAATGAAGAAAAATCACAGAACGCGTTCGCGTATGTGACTCAAATAATCTATTTTGCCTTTTTGAGAAGAATTCACAAAGAGAAAAAACAAGCAGCAATCAAACAAAAAAGTATAGAAAATGCAGGATATTTGTTTGATACATTTGACACGATGGATGGTCAGGCTGCAGAACCAGGTATGAGTAATCAGTACATTGATTTTTTACAAGAAAATATGAATCCGATCAATTATACCCCTCGAGGTTCGAAGAAGAAAAAAACTTAATTCAATTTTATATTATGGAGGACTTATGGATTTATCATATTCATTAAACACACTTTACTTTTTATTATCAGGCGTATTAGTCATGTGGATGGCAGCTGGTTTTACAATGCTCGAAGCAGGATCAGTTAGAAGTAAAAATGTTATCGAGATACTTCTAAAGAATATAGCATTATACAGTATTGCGTCTTTAGGATTTTTATTAGCAGGTTATACAATCATGTATGGTTGGGGTGATATAGAAACACATTCTATTTACTCAGATTTCTTTTTTCAAGTAGTATTTGTTGCAACAGCTATGTCTGTTATATCAGGCGCTGTAGCAGAAAGAAAGAAACTTTATACATTTTTATTCTTTGCAGTAGTATTTACAACCCTTATATATCCTTTTCAAGGGTCTTGGAGTTGGGGTGGTGGCTGGCTGAGTGAAAGAGGATTTTTTGATTTCGCTGGTTCAGGTATTGTTCACATGGCTGGGGCATCAGCTGCTTTAGCAGGTGTATTAATATTAGGTCCTCGTAGAGGAAAATATTTAAAAGATGGTACACCAAAACCAATACATGGTTCAAACGCAGCACAAGTTGCTTTAGGAACTCTTATCTTATGGATGGGTTGGTTTGGATTTAATGGTGGTTCACAGTTAGCAATAAATGGTATAGAGAACGCAGATGCTGTAGCTAAGATATTTGTTAATACAAATACAGCGGCCGCAGCCGGACTTATAGCAGCAATGCTTTTAAGTAAATTATGGTTAGGTAAAACAGCTTTGAACGCTACAACAAACGGCGCTTTAGCTGGGTTAGTAGTGATTACAGCAGATCCATTAACACCAGATCCAGGAATGGCAGCGTTATATGGTTCATTAGGTGGACTAATGATTCCACTTTCAATGAGTTATATTGAGAAGTTAGGTATTGATGATCCTGTAGGAGCAATTTCAGTTCATGGAGTTGCGGGTATTTTAGGTCTTATGTTAGTTCCAATATTAAACACAGATGCAAGTTTCTTGGAACAAGCAATAGGAACAGGAGCAATATTTGGCTTTGTGTTTGGTAGTTCATATATATTATGGTTAATATTAGATAAAACTGTAGGTATTAGAGTTGGTGAACAAGAAGAAGTTGGCGGTTCTGATATGTGGGAAGCTGGAGAAAAGGCTTATCCCTATTTTATGAAAGGGCATGGTGAAGATTAATATATTATGAAGATAGCACTGCTTAATGATACACATTGTGGAGTCAGAAACAACAATCAAATGTTTGCAGAGTATCAAGGAAGATTTTATTCAGAAATCTTTTTTCCATACCTAGATCAACATAACATTAAATCAATAATACATCTTGGTGATTATTTTGATCGCCGTAGAGATGTGAATTTCTATTCTTTATATAAAAATCGTGAACATTTTGTACAACCTATACTTGATAGAAATATATCAATGGATTTAATTGTAGGAAATCATGATATTTATTTTAAGTCAACTAATGAATTAAACAGTCCGGAGTATCTTTTAGATTTTAAAAATATTAATGTTTATAAGGATCCGATAGTTAAGAATTATGATGGATTAGATATATGTTTATTGCCATGGATTAATTCAGAGAATTATGAAGATGTTGAAGAATTTTTAGATATATGTTCAGCAGATATTGTTATGTGTCATGGTGAGATCAATGGAGCAATGATGCAACCTGGTCATTTTCAAGGCGGTGGAACACCAATTAGTATGTTTAAGAGATTTGAACAAGTTTATTCAGGACATTATCATCATAAGTCAGAATTGGGTAATGTTAGATTTTTTGGTTCACAAATGGAATTTACATGGAATGATTTTGGTGATCCAAAACATTTTCATATATTAGATACGGAAACGCGAGAAATAGAAGCTATACATAATCCTTTAAAGATGTTTCATAAAATATTTTATGATGATACAAAAGAAACTCTTATGACAATTAAGAAACAAGATTTTAGTCATTTGAAAGATGCATTTGTTAAAGTAATTGTAACAAATAAAAATGAACCTTACTGGTTTGATGTGTTTGTTGAAGAAATTATTAAAGTAGGTCCTGCAGACTTAAAAGTTGTTGAAGATCATAGTAATTTAGATGTACTAAATGAAGATGATTTTACAGAAGAAGCAGAAGATACATTAACAATTTTAACAAAACATATTGACAGTTTAAATATAGATGGAGATAAGAAAAAACTTGATGAATTAATGAGATCATTATATACAGAAAGTTTAGATATATTAGTATGATAAAAATAATACAATTAGCAACAGGCGAACAACTAATTAGTGAAGTAGATGAAGTGGGTTATGAATTAACAAATCCTCTATTCATTCATGTTGTTCCAAATGAAACAGGTGGAGCAGTTAGTTTGCATCCCTATGATATGATAGTAGATGGAAACATTACTCTTAACCCTGAACAAATAATTTGGACTGGAATTCCAGAACAAAAACTTCTTAATCAATATCAAGAAGTATTCAGTTCAATAATTACACCCCCAACCAATAAAGTAACCCCAATTAAGTGAGTAGTAGTAGAATGATGATGAAATCAAACAATCATGGTTTAGTATATAGTGGTTCTTATGAATGTGAAGGACATAATGTGTCTTTTATTATATTAACTGGAGATAGAGTTAAAATTATTGAAGTTAATACAGCACAAGGAAACACAACTTCAACAGAACGCACAGAATCTTTAGATGATGCAATAGAAATACAGGATAGATTAATACAATTAGGTTATGATAAAGTTTCATAAGGTAAGATATAAGAATTTTTTATCTACTGGCGACACTTTCACCGAAATAATTCTAGATAAAAAACCCACAACACTTATTATAGGAGCTAATGGCTCTGGTAAATCAACAGTGCTAGATGCTTTGACATTTGGATTATTTGGAAGAGCTTTCAGAAAAGTTAATAAAATGGCATTGATTAATTCTATCAATAAGAAACATACAGTAGTTGAAGTAGAGTTTTCCATTGGAAGAAATCAATATAAGGTTATGCGTGCTATTAAACCCAATAAGTTTGAAATACATCTTAATGGTAATATAATACATCAAGATGCTAATGTAAGAGATTATCAAGCTATATTGGAACAACAGATACTTAAACTTAACTATAAGTCATTTACTCAAGTAGTCGTGTTAGGAAGTTCATCATTTACTCCTTTCATGCAATTAGTTACTATTGAAAGAAGAAACATTATTGAAGATATACTTGATATACAAATCTTTACAGTAATGAATGATATTCTTAAACAAAGATATACATCATTAAGACATGAGTTAAATGAGATAAAGACAAATATAAAAATTGGCGAAGGAAAGATATTAAGTCAAGAACAAACCATGCAACGATTAGAAGAAAATCGTGATGAACAGATAGCAAAGTTAAAATCTAATATTCAAAATTCTGATGAACAAGAAGCAATTTATGAAGGTAGTATAGATATTTTAACTAGAGGGGTAGAAAAACAACAAAATCTCAAAGAAGATGAAAATGATGTTAGACATTCACTTCAATTAATGCTAGGTGATGAACGACAGTTTGAGGCTGAAAGAAAAAATTTCATTAAAGAGTTAAAGTTTTATGAAAATAATGATGAATGTCCAACTTGTAAACAAGATATAGAAACAGAACATAAAGAACATATATGTACAGACACTACATCAAATCTTAAAGAAATTGATAAACAATTATCAGAAAGAGGTAAAAGTATACATGAAATCAATGAAAGACTTGAAGAAATAGCTGAAATCAATCAAGAAATAACTAAAATACAAACGGAAATTCAAAAAGAACAAAGTCATATTACGGCAGGTCAGAAGTATAGATCAAAGTTAGAAAAAGAATTAAAAGATTTAGAAGCTCAAGAACATACTAAAGATGATAAAGAAAAACTTGAGAGATATAGAAAGGCTTATAGTCAGTTAGAAGGAATGCAAGAAACATTAGTTGATAAAAGACATTATTACGATTTAGCAGAGATACTTTTAAGAGACAGTGGAATAAAAACTAAAATAATTCGACAATATTTACCAATCATGAATAAGTTAATTAATAAATATTTAGCGAGTATGGAGTTTTTTGTTCAGTTTGAACTTGATGAAGAATTTAACGAACAAATTAAATCTAGATATAGAGATCAATTTACTTATTCATCTTTTAGTGAAGGTGAAAAAATGAGAATTGATTTAGCATTACTCTTTACATGGAGAGCAATTGCTAAGTTAAAGAATTCAGTAAATACAAATCTTTTAATATTAGATGAAGTGTTTGATAGCTCTCTTGATGAAGGCGGAACTGATGAATTCTTAAAGATACTAAATACTCTAGGAAATGATACTAACACCTTTATCATAAGTCATAAAGGTGACAGCATGAATGAGAAGTTTAGAAATGTAATTGAGTTTGAGAAAGCACAGAATTTTTCAAGAGTGGTGTGAAATGAGAGATAGGATAAGTGAAAACTTTCTGGATACAGGTATGGGAATTTGCGTGTGAGAATCCAGCATTAGCAGCAATGCTATTTCTGGCAGGTTATTTAATCGGTTTGGTAATAATATAAAATTATGTTAATTAAAGAAGTGAAAAAGTTACGAGAAAAAGTAACCGAAGATTGGTCATTCGAAAATCCCGAAATAGATTCTAAGGAGTTCGCAAAAGAACTCATAGAGGAGATGTGGTCAAATTCTGGTATTGGTATTTCAGCAAATCAGCTAGGTTATAAATATAGGGTGTTTGCAATGAGGGGAGATACAAAGGCAGAAAGTCAAATTTGTTTCAATCCAAAAATAAAAACCTTTTCAGATAATATGAATACAATGGAAGAAGGTTGTTTATCATTGCCTGATGTTTACGCTAAAGTTGTTAGACCCGCAGAAGTGGCTATATCTTACTACAATCAATTTGGTAGAGAAGAAGGCCAACTAGCTACAGGGTTGACAGCAAGAGTATTCCAACACGAATTGGACCATTTAGATGGAATATTATTTATAGATAGGATAGGTGAACTATCTAGAACAAGAGCTTTTGAGAAAGCTAGAAAAATAGGGAAGGCTAGAAGTCGTGGAAAAGATTGGTATGTTCAGAAGAACAGTAAATTCGCTCTATAACAAAGATATTAGTGGTGTTATTAATGGCATCATTTGTGTAATTTTTATAGTAGCGTTTTTAAGTGTGGTGAATGCAACATTAACGCAGTGAAATTACATTTCGAATTAATTAGAAGTAACAATTCACATCTATCAGAAACAATAAAGCTATATAATAATATAGTTCCTGACATTTTATGCACTGAATTGATAGACTGGTTTGAAGAAAGTAAAACAGTTAGAGTAGAAGATCATAGAAAAGAATCTACTGAACTTCAATTAATTGGTGATCCTCGTCCAGAAGCAGAACAATATAGACAATTACTTTTTGAATATCTCTATCCGTTAGGAGAAAGATATGAAAAAGATATGTATAAGTTATGTCATAAAGATTATAAACCACAAGATATACCTCTATCTGTTGCTTTTAAGACGGGTTTTAAGTCCTTACAGATACAGAAATACTCTAGTAATGATAAAGGGTACCCTGCAGTTCATATAGAATCTGGTCCAGACCATATCCACAAATATCTTGCTGTAATCTTATATTTAAATACAATTATTGATAGTGGTGAAACAGTATTCCCAATGGGTGGCACAGCCATAGAACCTGAAATAGGTTCAGCAGCAATATTTCCAACAGGAATTCCTTATTATCATTGTGGAAATCCATCAAAATCAGACAAATATATCTTAACTTCTTGGTTTGAGTTTATGTAAATAAACTTGAAACCGCAGGTACACTTTTGTTATACTATGTACATAATGAAAAAAAGTGAGATTTCAATTCAAAATTCAAATAAAGATATTCTAGCCAAATTAATGGCAACAGAGAATATTACAGTTCTTCATAAAAAAGTCCCCACAGCATATTTTGATGTCAAAAATAGAACATTAGTTTGTCCTATGTTGAAAGATGATATGTCTAGTGAAATGTATGATTTATTCATGGGACACGAAGTTGGACATGCATTAAAAACTCCAATGGAAGGATGGCACGATTCAGTATGTGAATTAGGACCAATTTTCAAAGGCTATTTAAATGTAATAGAAGATGTTAGAATTGAAAAAGAAATCAAAGCAAAATATCCTGGTTTAAGAAGGTCTTTTTATCAAGGATATAAAGAATTAAATGAAGATGATTTCTTTGGTCTTTCAGATACAGACATTAACGAATTAAATTTAATAGACAAAATAAACATTTATTATAAAGTTGGAGCTTTCGCACAAGTTAGATTTACTAATGAAGAAAAAGTCTATCTTAAAAGATGTGATAATTTAAAAACTTTTGAAGAAGTCTTGGCATTAGCTAAAGAACTTTTTGAAAAACAAAAAGCAGAAAACAAAGACAAAATGAAGTCAATGACTCAAGATGAACTTCAAGAGTTGATGGACGATTTAGGAATTAAACCAGAAGCAAATCCAGAAGGAAGTACAGAAGTTCCTGGTGAAGAAGAAGAAGAAGGACAACAAGAAGGAACTCAAGGAACTCCTTCAGAAGAAGAATCAGAAGAAGATCCAGATGGAGACAATACTGATTCTTACGGATCACCTATTGATCCAGATAAAGATTCATCAGACAAAGATTCAGACAAACCAGAAGATGGTGGTAAAGATGGTGGTAAAGAAGGTGGTAAATCTCCAGAAGAACAATTAGAAGATGAATTAAATAAATCTAAAACTGACGAAGAATTTAGAGCAAATGAAGGTGATTTACTTGCTAACAAATATGAACATAGAGAGCCAAGCTATTATGAATTAAAAACTAAAATCAAATACAATAATTTTATAATTCCTTGGAAAGAAATTGACAAAGAAATTTCAAATAAAGATTTAAATAGAACAAACATTCACAAATACACTAAAAACTTTATTGATAGCAATAAAAAAGTTATCAGTTATATGGTTAAAGAATTTGAAATGAAAAAAGCCGCGGCTGATTACAAAAGAAGTATGTCAGCTAAAACAGGTGAAATCAACATGAGTAAACTTCATCAATATTTATTAAAAGATGATATCTTCAATAGAATACAAGTTGTTCCAGATGGAAAAAATCATGGAATAGTAATGATACTTGACTGGTCTGGATCCATGAGTGGTTCAGTTAAACCAACATTAGAACAAGCAGCATTACTTTCAATGTTTGCAAGAAGATTACAAATACCTTTTAGACTTTATGCTTTTTCTGATACTTATAGAACAGAAGCAGATATCACATTTACTAAAAAGAATAGTGAAAAAAGAGGCAAATATGAGTATGATAGCAAAGAATACCAAGAGTATTTACAAAATGAAAACGATTACAAATTCAATAAAACTTTTGGAGAAAATCCTTTTAATGAAGATGATAACGAATGGAGTTTATCAAATTTGAAACTTCTTGAAATCTTTAATGAAAAAATGAGTAATTCAGAATTCATAAGAAGCATGGAAAATTGGTTTGAATTAGGATTTCATAATGATTATTATTCTTATTACTCTAATGATAGAAATTCATTAAATTTTGATACAGATTTTTACCCTCCTCATAATCTACAGTTGTCAGGAACTCCATTAGATCATTCAATAGTTTTAATGAGAGATTATTTACAAGATTTTCAAAGAGATTATGGATTAGACATTACTACTTTTATAACATTAACTGATGGTGAAAGTCATGGTGTTTTTCATGGTGGTAATACTCATTTAGTTGATAGAAGATATAACAAAGTCCATAAATTGAGAGGTAATAAAACAAGAGGCCTTTTAAGATGGTTAAAAGAAACAGCAAATGTTAGAACAATAGGGTTCTACTTATCAAAAGCGAAAGGTCAACAATTTTATTATGATGCTGAAAGATTTTCTGGAATTGATTTATACTCCTTTGATGATGAAGCAATAGAGAAGAAAAAAGAATTTACAAAATTAGCAACAACTTTTGAAGATGAAAAAGGTAATTATGATTTATCAATAGTTATTAATCAAAAGAAATTAGAACTTAATTATGATGAAGATGAACTTCAAGTAGAAGTTGGAGCTAATAAAGGAGCACTAAAGAGAGCTTTAGTGAAAGCAGGAAATAACAAAATGCATCAGAGAGTGATACTTAATAAGTTCGTTTCACAAATGGCGGTATGAATAAAAAACTTGAAACCGCAGGTACACTTTTGTTATAATGTATACATAATGAAAAAAAGCGAGAAAAAAATATGATTAAAATTACGGCACAACATGAGAAATTTATAGATGCAGCAGCTGAGGTTTATCCCGGTCAAGCAGAATTTTCAACTTCTCAAATAAGGAATGTCCAATCTGAAACAGGTTGTCCATTTCCATCTTGGCTAACTAAAAAAGAATTTAGAGTAGGTCATGGTACTTATTCACTTGAAATGGCGGGAGTTGCTGTTCAAAATAATGTAGTGGAATTGCCACTTGGACCAACATCAACAGGAGCAGTCAATGTTCTAATGAATGACATAACAGTTATTCCAGAAGCAGTTAAAGAATATGTCCCATTTGGACATTTTACAGATTTAAAATCAATCTTGATGTCAAGATTGTTCTTTCCAGTTTTTATAACAGGTCTATCAGGAAATGGTAAAACCATGATGGTAGAACAAGTCTGTGCGAAACTCAAAAGAGAATGCTACAGAGTCAATGTTACTATTGAAACTGATGAAGATGATCTAATAGGATCAAACACTTTAGTAGATGGTAATATACAGTTTAGAGAAGGTCCAGTTCTTAAAGCAATGAGAAAAGGAGCAGTTCTTTTAATTGATGAAATTGATTTAGCATCAAACAAAATTATGTGTTTACAATCTATTCTTGAAGGAAAAGGATACTTAAACAAAAAGACAGGTGAGTATGTATCACCTGCAGACGGATTTACAATAATCGCAACAGCGAATACAAAAGGAAAAGGTTCAGATGATGGAAGATTTATCGGAACTAATGTTTTAAATGAAGCTTTCTTGGAAAGGTTCTCAATTACAATGGAGCAAGAGTATCCATCTAATGCAGTCGAAAGAAGAATTCTTACTAAAGAATTTGAAAGATTAGAAGTTATTGATCAAAATGATTTTGTTCTCAACCTAGTAAATTGGGCTGATGTAATCAGAAAATCCTTTTTCGAAGGAGCGATTGATGAATTGATTTCAACAAGAAGATTGGTTCACATAGCACAAGCATTCACAATGTTCAAAGACAAAATGAAAGCGATTGAAATGTGTGTTTCAAGATTTGATACTGAAACAAAAGCAACCTTTTTAGACCTCTACACTAAAGTAGATGCAGAGGCAATTGAATCTCCAACTCTAACTGCGGAAGAAATTGAGTTGATTACTGGAGAAGATGAATTTAAAGATGGTCAAGAACCTGATAATAAAGAGGAGGCCTTCTAAATAGTTACCTCGCGTTTCCCTACTCAAATTCGATTCTAGAAAATGGGTAGGGAAATTTTCATAAAGAGAGGGGTATTTAAAAAGAATAAATAATAAGTATGACACAATATACAGAAAGAGTAGAAAGAGCCAGAAATAAACAAGCAGCTGAGAAATGGGGCAAGGGAGTTAGATATATTCATGGAAATGAAGGAATTATTGAAACGAAATTTAATAATGGAGATATTCAATATGTTGAAAATAAACCTGGTGGTAAAACTACTTGGCATAGAGAGAAACTATCTAAAGAATCATTAATAACAAATTGGCAAAGAGCTCTAGCAGACTTATTTAAATCAGAATGAAATTTTTAAAAACATATCAAACAACAATTATTAGTATAGTATGCCTTACAGGTATATTAGCAGCTGAGAATACTGTAATAATAGGAGCATTAAGTTGTGTACTAGTTTACTTTATATTTAAAAAGATAATAGGATTTTAGAATGACAGTATTTGCACAAGCTAAAGACAATAAAGGTTTGTTCCATTATTTGATGGCAGAAACAGAAGAAGAAGTTTATAATTATTGTGATAATTTTAGGACAGTACCAAAAGGTAGTCAAATGAATTTATTTGAAAAAGAAGGATTAGCAATAGAAAATTGGGCATCTGATATAACCCCTGCAATGGCACAAAGTCATTTTACTTGGGTTGGCACAAGAAGAAACAATCCATTTGTAGTAGCTAAACCTATATATGAATATAAAGATGGAGTGTATGTAGGTTTGAAAGAGTTTAAGGAGAAATTTTAATGGAATTTTTATATAATTTATTTTGGTTTCCATTAAACACATTGTACTTTGCAGTTAATGTAGGGCTATGGGCTTTAATGGGATATATTGCTTATGAAGCAATAAGACAGATGGAAAGATTTAAATAATAGGGGGCTAATTACCTCGGGCAAGGGACAGGAGACAACCTGATACAAAGAGCACAATTTTTATACCTCTTGAAGTATAGACCGAATCTCCATCCCCGCCAGTTTTTTTAGGAGTTAAATATGATATTATATTTAGAAAAACAATTAGAAGATGCTTATGATGTTTATAGAAAAAATCAAATTAAACATGATGCAGCATTTATTAATTTAGAAAATTTTAGAACAATGTTTGAAGAAATAATGGAAGCGGTGGAGAATTTTGAACCAGAGACAATGGAAAGCTCTTAAAGAATCTTTAATTACTGTCGGATCAGGATTATTAATTAATTGGCCGATAAGTATAGTTTTATTATATTTTTTTATTGATGTATTAGGACTATCAACTTTGATGGTTTCAGTTTGGTTGACTTTAGTTTTTACTATCATAGCAGTCTTTAGAGTGTTTATTATTAGAATGTGGTTTACTAAAGATGATTGAAAAAACAGAAAAGGTATTTGAAAGAACACAATATGTTTTTACAACAGATTATACAAATGTATTAATAGCAGATATAAGTATAGTCATTAGTTTATTATTATTAACATTATTCTGGAAAGAACAAAGAACATTAATGTTAGTAGGAGCTTTACTATACGGAGGCTTTACAGCCTTGTGGCATTTCCCACCGGGACTAATGAGTTATTGATATGAAAGCAGATAAACATTTCGGTCCAGCAAAGTGTTGGAAGTGTGGAGTTTATATTGAAGAAGATGTTGAATATATGTTAGTGTTAGATATGATAGGAAGGCCTTCATTCGATGCAGAACAGTTTATTCAACCACTACCAGAATTTTGTATGAATTGTTATGACAGATTAGAAAAAAAATAAGGGGCTGTAGCTCAGTAGGGAGAGCGATTGGTTTGCATCCAGTAGGTCGTAGGTTCGATTCCTATCAGCTCCACCAATTTAGATTATGAATTTTTTAGAAAAAAGAGAAAAGAAATATAATAAGTTAATGACGAAAACAAAAAAGATGTTTATGAAACATCAGCATGATCCTTTTCAAGAATACAGAACAGAACTTAATGAACATTATGAAGGTATTCAAAAAAGATACAAGTTTCCGAATGGATACGGTGCGAGTGTTATATGTCATAAAGGAAGTTATGGTGGCCACCTAGGCCTTTGGGAATTAGCAGTAGAACTACATGGCATTATAGTTTATGATACAGCAATATGTGCAGATGTAATAGGACATTTAAAAACAGAAGAAGTAAACAGAGAATTAAAAGCAATAAAAGAATTATGAAATTTGGACCAGAACATTACAAACCTCTTATCGAGGAGTTGACAATTAAAGAATCAGAAATAAATGGTTTGGGATTGCATGCAACAGATAATATAAAAGCTGGTATTTTTCTTGGAGTAACTCATGTATGGGAAACAAAAAGATGGGATTGGATAAGAACACCTCTTGGTGGTTTTATAAATCATTCAGATAATCCTAATTGTTTTATCAATATGAATATCCATTATCATGACGGACAACAAAGAGAGCTATATACAATTAAACCAATCAAAAAGGGTGAGGAGATAACAGTATTCTATACAGTAGGATATGAGGACATGGATGTATGAAGAATAAATTATTAAATTGGATGGATAAAAAAGCTGGTGGTGCAACAGAATCAGAGATTTATCAAAGCAGATGGGTATGGTATCATACAATACTAGCTTTTGAAATATTTTTAACAAACATTTTACTGATTGGGATATTAATAATACTAGCAATTAAATTATGAAGGGTAAAACAAATCCAGTAAAGAAAAATATGGATAAACTTCATAAGCCAAGTACGCATAGAGATAAGTCGAAGTACGATAGAAAATCTGAATCAGAATATATGCAAGACGAATTAGAACCGATCTGGCATCCAACAGAATATGATGAATCAGATGATATTGAAAACACTAAAAAATATGATCCAGCAAATAAAACTTGACAACACAGCAAATGCTGTTATAATAGATATATGACTGAAAAAATAAATTATAAATTTAGTGAAGATGATATTTTAGAAGAGCTTGGAAAATATATATCATCTACTTATAGTCAACACTATAACAAAAACAAATTTCAAGCAACAGAATTTATTATCGACGGAGGGCATGGAGAAGGTTTCTGTATAGGAAACATTTTAAAATATGCTCAGCGTTATGGTAAAAAGAATGGCTGTGATAGAAACGATCTTATGAAAGTTTTACATTATGGCATAATCGCACTTCATGTGCATAACTTAAATAATGAGGAAAGTGAAACCAATGAATATAAGTCCAGAAACTCTTAATATACTAAGAAATTTTTCAACAATAAATTCAGGGTTGACAGTTAAAGAAGGAAACGAACTTAAAACTGTATCAGCCATGAAAAACATCTACGCGCGAGCGGTTGTAACCGAGGATTTTGATAAAGAACATTCAATATATGATTTATCAGAATATCTAGGAGCAGTATCTTTATTTGATACTCCAAACTTTGAATTCAATGCAGAAAAAGTAACTGTTTCAGAAGGCACCAATACAGTTCAGTATTATTATGCTGATCCACAAATGGTAATATCTCCACAAAAAGATATTAACATGCCTGAACCTGAAATTAGTTTTGATATTGATGAAGGTGTTTTAGATTCATTACTCAAAGCATCATCTGTTTTATCATTGCCAGACATGGTATTGTCTAGTGATGGAACAACAGTTGTTCTAACTGTTAAAGATAAAAAGAATTCAACTTCTAATGTCTTTAGTAAAACAGTAGCTCAAGGTAATGGCTCTACTTACGAAATGTTTCTTAGAATGGAAAATGTCAAAGTGATACCAGGTGATTATACAGTATTTGTATCATCAAAAGGTATAGCTCAGTTTACAAACAGGAAACAATCAATAGAATACTTCATAGCATTAGAACCAGATTCAAATTATAATGAGTCTTAATAATGAGAGAAGAATTTCTATGGGTTGAAAAATACAGACCTAGAAATATCTCAACTTGTGTTCTGCCTACAGAAACGAAAAAGATATTTGTAGATTTTGTAAACAATAACGAAATCCCCAATCTACTATTATGTGGCACTGCTGGTGTTGGTAAAACAACTGTAGCTAGAGCCTTATGCAATGAATTAGGAGCAGACTTTATACTTATCAATGGTTCAGAAGAACGAAACATTGATACTTTAAGAGTTAAGATAAAACAGTTTGCTTCTACGGTATCGCTATCAACAGATGGTGGACCAAAGATAGTTATTTTAGATGAAGCGGATTATCTTAATCCTCAATCAACACAACCCGCACTTAGAGGATTCATAGAAGAATTTTCAAAGAACTGTAGGTTTATTTTTACTTGTAATTATAAAAACAGAATTATACAACCACTGCATTCAAGATGTAGTGTTATTGATTTCACGATTGAAGTTGGTCAAAAACCACAGATCGCGAATCAAATATTTCAGAGAATCCTGCAAATACTTACTGATGAAAATGTAGATTATAATGAAAAGGTAGTTGTAGAAGTAATTAATAAGTTTTTCCCCGATTTCCGAAGAATGTTGAATGAGATACAAAAGTACTCAGCTTCAGGAAAAATTGACAGCGGGATTCTCGCCAATTTAGATGATGAAAGTTTAAATGAATTGTTAGGCTTTGTCAAAGGAAAAGAATTTTCTAAAATGAGAAAATGGGTCGGCTTGAATATTCATAATGATCCACAAGCTATTTACAGAAAGATATACGATAGTTTTTTTACAAAAATGGAAAACAATAGTGTTCCACAAGCTATTATTATCTTATCTGATTATACATATAAGTCAGCCTTTGTAGCTGACCAAGAGTTAAACATGGTAGCATGTTTAACAGAATTAATGATGGAGTGTAAAATTAAATGATATATCAATCAACAAAATATTTTAAAGAGATAGGGCCATGTGCTTATCGTAATCATAAGTCTGATACAGACTGTTATCTACTACATGGCTATTGTAGATCATTTAGATTTGTATTCGGGTGTAATAATTTGGATAGACAAGGATTTGTAGTTGACTTTGGTGGACTGAAAGATGTTAAAAGACAATTACAAGAATGGTTTGATCATACAGTCATTCTTCAATCTGATGATCCTTTAATTTCTACATTTAGACAATTAGATGAACAAGGCCAATGTAAATTACAAACATTTCCGTTAATCAGTAGTGAAGGTTTAGCTGAATGGGTTGGAGAATATGTTGATTCAATTCTTAAAGAAAAATATAAAGGCAGATGTTGGGTTATTAGTAGTGAACATATAGAAGCAGAAAAGAATAGTGCTATATATTATCCACAAGATAATCCAGATAGACTTGATTTTGAAACATTAGTTGAAGTCAATAAAGAAATTTTAAGAGGAGATTTACCTCTATAATGTTATATTCAGAAATATTTAGAAGCATACAGGGAGAAGGTATTTACACAGGAGTGCCAACTGTATGGTTAAGAATGTTTGGGTGTAATCTTGAGTGTAATGGATTTGGACAAAAGGATCCTACCGATCCGGCTTCTTATGTATTACCTTATCAAGAAATAGATTTAACTGATATTACAGTACCAGAAGAATTGCCTGTGTTTTCTTATGGTTGTGATTCATCTTATTCTTGGTCAAAGAAGTTTAAGAAACTTCAAAGAAAGGGTACACCAGAAGAAGTAGCTAAAGAATTATATGATATGATGTACGATAGTAAAACTCATATAGCTTTTACAGGTGGTGAGCCGATGATGAAGGCGGCACAAAAGAATATTATAAAAGTTATTCACGAAATAAAAAAATTATTTAAGGCTGAGAATGAATGGAATTATTATGGACCTAAATATAATAATGTGATTACAAACATTACTTTTGAAACAAATGGGACAAGACCAATTGAAAAAGATATGTGGAATCTTATTATGGCAGATAGTTGTACCCAAGAAACAGAATATTTCTTTTCAGTAAGTCCAAAGATATTTTCTACAAGTGGAGAGAAAGATAGAATATGTCCTGACATTGTAAAAGGATATCAAGATGCTTGTGGTATGTTTGACCAATACCAAGGCTCTAAAGACCCACAAGGTCAATTAAAATTTGTATGTAATGGAACAGATCAATCTTGGGACGAAATAGAAGATGCAGTAGCATCATTCAGACATTCAGGAGTTCTTTATCCGATTTGGATAATGCCAGTAGGTGCTACAGAAGAAAGTCAAAATAAAGATCATGTATCAAGAATAGCAGAACAAACAATGGATAGAGGATATAATGTAGCAGCAAGAGTTCATTGTTATATTTGGGGAAATCAGATAGGAACATAACATGGCAGAAATGATAACAAAAGGTAAAGAGAAAAACAAAAATAAAACAGTTCTTTTATATAGTGGTGGAATGGATAGTTTAATAATAGATTATTTACTTAAACCAGATATATTATTAAATATCAGTATGAATTCAGTTTATGATGCTAGAGAAAGAGAATCATTTCCAGATAAAGAAATAGTTTTTCTTGATAATGTCATTGATTTGGGTTTATATGAAAGGGACGATGCGATCATTCCAAATAGAAATGCACATCTTGTATTATTAGCTTCTCATTATGGAGAAACTATTTGGTTGGGTTCTGTTTATGGAGATAGATCATTTGATAAAGATGAAGCCTTTTACGGCCATATGACTACATTATTAGACCATATGTGGTCAGAACAACATTGGACAGAAGAAAGAAAATTTGATATTAGTTCTCCATTTAAAGATAAAACAAAAACACAACTTGTATTTGAATTTCTTGAAATGGACGGAACAGAAGAAGCTTTATTAACATCATATTCTTGTTATGAAGGTGATCAAAAACATTGTGGTCATTGTAAAGCCTGTTTTAGAAAATGGGTAGCATTAGAGAATAATGGAATTATAACGAGTGATGGTTATTTTAAAGAAAATCCATGGGACGCTCCTTGGTTAGATGAAGTATTACTTCAAATATTCAATGGTGGTTATCGTGGTAGAGAAGATAAAGATATTGTTGCTGCTTTAGAGAAAACAGAAAAATATTCTCTTGTAGACCAATATCGTGAACAAGCAAATCATTTATTAAGAATGAAGGAATATAAATTATGAAAACGGATAGACAATTAGGATTAAAGGTAAGAGATTATCTTATTGCAAATGGAGTAGAAACTCCTGTTGATGAAAATAAATTAAGTAGAGATGAAAAGGTAGAATTGATTGATGCTAGTATGCATACAATTATTCAAGTTTTAGGACTTGATACTCAAGATGATTCAATTAGTGGAACAGCTGATAGAGTAGCTAAAATGTGGGTAGATGAATTATGTTATGGTTTAGACTATAATAATTTCCCCAAATGTACACTTTTTGATAATAAAATGGGATTTGATTCAATGGTTATTCAAAGAGATATTACTTTCCATTCAATGTGTGAACATCATTTTCAAAATATTTCTGGAATGGCTCAAGTAGCTTATATTCCAAATGGTAAAGTTGTTGGATTATCTAAATTAAATAGAATTGTAAACTTCTTTGCTAGAAGGCCACAAGTTCAAGAAAGATTAAACGAACAAATATTTTATGCATTAGAGTATGTTTTAGGAACATCTGATGTAGCTGTGTTATTAGAAGCAGACCATTATTGTGTTAAAGCACGAGGTTGCAATGATCAGAATTCAAGTATGACAACATCAAGACTTGGTGCTGGCTTTTTTGATGATGGTAAATTAAGAAATGAGTTTATGCAATTAGCTGTGAGGAAGTAAAGTATGAAATTTGAATATGTAATATCAGGTTTAACAATGGGAATAGATGATCTCTATTATAATCCAAAAGTTGCCGCACCATATATTCATCACATGAATCAAAAGATTATAGACATGAATGAAAAATATGATAATCAAAATATGTCTATCCTTTTTAATGCTCATACTGAAAGAAAACATGGTGTAACTATGAACGATACTATGAATCATTCATGGCATAGAATCTTTGCTGACTCTGGTGGATTACAATTATCCAGAATGAAAAGTGGAATTACTCCAGAAGTAAAAGATAAGATTTACCATCATCAAGCTAAGTATTGTGATGTAGCTATGATCTTTGATGAAATTCCTATTGAATTTGATATGTCAATGACAGGTGGTAATTCTATGAAAGCTGATATTACAGGTAGAAGATTTGTCAGAGAAGATTTAGAAAAGACAGCTATAGCTACTAGAGATAATGTTAAAAGACAAATAGAAGTTTTTAAGAAAGAAGGTTCTAGAGCTAAGATTATGTTAATTTCACAAGGTCAAGATGTTGACTCTTGGAGAAAATATATCGAAGTAATCTGTGCTGGTTTAGATGATGAAGAAATAGAAACAATGTGTACAGGAATTTCTCTTGGTTCACAATGTAATGGTAATCACTTTGCTCATAGAATGGAAATGATTTATGCAGCAAGAGAGTATCAAGTACCAGATTCATTAAGAAAGAACATACATTTACTAGGCGTAGGCAATCCAAATGCTCTCATGCCGTTCATAATCAGTCCTAGGTACTTTGATTTCATAGATAACTTGTCTTATGATTCTAGTTCACATGCTTCATCTTGGTTTTTTTCAAGATATAGAGATAAGAATTATAATCAAATTACATTAGAAGCTCCGTTTAGATCAAAGAAATTATTATCGGATATTGTTGATAATGATTTAAGACCTGTAATAAATGATATTTTAAATGATCATTCAGAAGCTTTCGCTGAGTTTGGTGTAACGGATCCAGATTTTATTATTAATGAATCTACTAAATGGTCAGTTCATAATAAAGAAAAAGAAAGAAAATTTATTAGACCTGGTGGAGAAAATGCTTATAGATTATTAGTTTGGTATTGGGTTACAAATACAGTTCAACATTTCATGGACGAATTAAATAGAAGAACAATTAAACCACATGATGAAACTGGTTTATCTAGTATCAATAATTATGAAGAATTTACAAAATATTGGTTGCCAAGACAAAGAGCTCCACAAAAAGTAAGAGAGTATTGGCCGAGTAGGTTAGATGTATAGAAAAGACGATAAAATTTATTATGATTGGATTGATTATCAACATGATATGAAAGAAGTTATTAGATTAGAATTTGATCATGTAGTTGGAATATATAGAGGTAGTGTAGGAATGGCTGCCCATGTATCAAATGTGTTTGAAGTACCTATGTCTATTGTAGGTTTACAGTCTAGAGATGGAGCAGATAAAATGCCATATCCAATATATAATATATTAAGTGAAGATACAAAAAGAATTTTAATTGTAGATGATATTTACGATACAGGTTTCACTATGAATAAAGTAATTAAATTAGTCAAGTATTGGCAACCAAAAAGTGAAGTATTTGGTTTTTGTCTTTTCGGAAAAGACAATGATGTTAATGTTTCTTGTGCTAATATACATGATGGTTCCTGGATAGTTTTTCCTTGGGAGACATTAAATGAATCCGTTTGATTTTGTAAAATCAATAACATATACTAAAGAAGATATAATAAATGACTTGAATGAGTCAGAGTATGAATCTTATTTGATTAATCGTGCTCTGTCTTATCATCAAGATTGCCTTTTATATGCTAATGAAATGAATCGAAGATTTGAGCTTTCCAATCGTTTACAATATCATTATTTACTAAATACAATTAGAAAACGAAAAAGGTTTGCCAAATGGATTAAACCTGAAAAGATTGACGATTTGAATATCGTTATGGAATACTACAAAGTATCACGAGCAAAAGCAGAAGAATATTTAAATATTTTATCAGAAAACAACATCGCGGTACTGAGGAAAAAAATGAATAAAGGTGGAGTGAAATGAGTTATGACATAGATAATATGTTAGAAATCTCTTTCAAAGAAAATGATGACTTTCTAAAGATTAGAGAGACATTAACAAGAATAGGAGTAGCGTCTAGAAAAGACAAAACGCTTTATCAATCTTGTCATATTCTTCACAAAAGAGGTAGATACTATCTGGTTCATTTTAAAGAATTATTTGCATTAGACGGAAAAGAATCATCAATAACAGAAAACGATATAGCTAGAAGAAACGCAATATCCAGATTATTAGAAGAATGGGAATTACTTTCCATTGTCAATGCATCACAAGCCCAAGAGCCTTTAGCCCCAATGAGTCAGATTAAAGTTCTACCACACAAAGAAAAAGATGAGTGGAACCTAGTCGCTAAGTACAACATTGGGAACGCTAAATGATAGAATATTTACACGAATCACAACGCAGAGTATTAATGGCGAAGTTCGCCAAGTATGCGTATTTTGATCACCAAGAAGCCAAACAAGTAGCAAAATCTCTAAAGTTCAATAAAACAGAATTTTATGATATAGATGGAGCACAGACTTATCTATTTTATAATGCAAATGATTTAATCATATCTTGCCGTGGAACTCAACCCGGAGAAATGAATGATATTATGGCAGATTTAGAAGTATTTAAATCTGATTCAGTTACAGGTACAAAAATACATCAAGGATTTAAAGAAGAAGTTGACAAAGTTTATGATGTAATTGAAGGTAGAGTTGAAAGACTAGCCGGACATAAAATTTGGGTTACAGGACATTCATTGGGTGGTGCAATGGCCACTATACTAGCACAGAGATTAGAATTTGCTGGTGGACATGATGTTGATACATTATACACTTTTGGTTCACCTAGAGCTGGTGGTCCTAAATTTAGAGCATGGTGTGATAAACATTTAAAACATCAAAGATTTGTTAATAATAATGATGTTGTTCCGTGTGTACCCACATTTTTTAGATGGAGACATTCAGGTAATTGTCATTATATTAAATCAACAGGCGAAGTAACCAATCTTGGTAGGTGGAGTTCAGAAAGAATTAGAGATAAAGGGTTATCTTTAATAAAAACTATATTTAAAGGTAGATTAGATTTAATATCAGATCATAATATAGATGATTACATTTTTCATTTAGAGGCAGCTTCTATTGATAATAAATTTGAGTATGAATAGATACATAAATACTACTTATGTATTGGTTTTTAATAAGAAGTATTTTATCAGCTGTTTTAGGTAGTCAGTTTTACAAATGGTATGCAAGTACTAAAATAGGAATATATTTTCAAAATCGTATTGATCAGTTCATGGAATATATTTCTCAAAAGTACGATATTGAGATTATAAAAAAACAATCAAAATTTGAACAAGATTATCCTTTAATGATGAAAAGAATTGAAAAACTTGAGAAATGGTCGCACCCAGACCGAGAAAAAGAATTTAAAAAGGTAATTAAAAAAATTGAAAAGAGATTAGATAATGGATAAGTTTAAATCATTTTTAGAAGAACAGAAAGGTGAAAAGTATAAAATCTTAGTAATTTCATCTAAACCAAAAGAAAGTGAAATGTTTCATACAGCAACCCGATTTGCTGATGAAGGAAAGGCCTTAGGACATGAAGTTTATATTGTACAAGTAGAAAATGCTTATATAAGATTTGAAGATGGTGCATATTATGTTCATAATGCAGGTGATAAAAAAGGATTTGAAATAAGTGCTAACGATACAGTAGCATTTGTTCGTGGTTCAGTTAGATTAAAAAAGAGTTGGTTAGATATACTTTCTCAATTAGAAAAGGTTGGAGTATGTATGGTCAACAGTAGGGAAACTGTTGAATTGACTTCTGACAAATATAGAACTTATTTAAAATTAATGGATTTTGGATTGACACAACCCAAGACAGTTCTTATACCAAATAAAGATGGTGTAAAAGAAGCTCTAGAAGCATTAGATAGTGAATTTCCAATTATAATGAAAACCTTAGAAGGGTCAAAAGGTATTGGAGTTTTATTTGTTGAATCAGAAAGATCATTAACATCTTTAGTACAATTGCTTTTTAATCAAGATGAAGAATCAGATTTATTAATTCAAGAATTTAAAAAAACAGAATATGATGTTCGCGTGATAGTATTAGGCGGCAAAGTAATAGCAGCTATGGAAAGAGGAGTTGTTAAAGGAGATTTCCGTTCAAATGTATCTCAAGGTGCTGAAGTTAAAGGATTTGATTTAACAGAATTAGAAATTGAACAAAGTTTATTAGCATCTAAAGCAGTAGATGGTGCATGGGCAGCTGTAGATTTTATACCTTCAGAAGATAGAGAAAAAGAACCACCTTATATTTTAGAAGTTAATCATTCACCTGGAACAGCTGGTGTTGAAAAAGCTACTAAAATGAATATAGTAAAATCAGTTGTTGAATATTATGCTGATCCAAAGAATAGATATTCTGTACCGACACAATGTGGATATTATGAAACTTTAGATATTAAACCTTTTGGACCTTTAGTAGCTAAGTTTGACACAGGTAATTCAGTACACAATGTTTTACATGCAGAAGATGTCAAAGTATCAGGTAAAAAGATTAGTTTTAAATTAAATGGTAAAAGAATTTCAACAAAATTACAAGGAACATATACTTCTATAACAGGTGGTGGAGAAGATGAAAGATATATTGTTAAATTAGATTGTAATTTTGGAGGCACAGATTATCCAGATATAGAATTCGGATTAGATGATCGGAGTAGAATGGGAACTGATGTACTACTTGACCGAGACATAATGACTAGATTTAATGTAGTTGTAAACCCCAACAGAAAATATGTAATTACAACTAAATTTGTTATAAATAAAGATACTTAATCAGTAAAATAGAGGGAGAAAACTATGATAGATTGGATTAAGGCCAGATTGGCCGAGAGAACATCATGGGATGGCGCCACAATCATTGGTATGAGTTTATTAGTATTGTGCGCAGCACCTATACTTAAACTTTTAGCATGGCCAGCATTAGTGTATGGCTTGTGGACATTATATAAAGAAGAATAGATTTATTTCTGTTTTTCACTAAAAAGGCTTGTTTTGACAAGCCTTTTTTTATAAATACTTACTGGACATAATCTATTATCACAGGGGAAAAGAATAAATGAAAAAGATAGGCATAATCGGTATGTTTCTATTAATGACAAGTTTTGGTTCTAACATTGTACTAGCTGATGGACCAGATCAGACTGGAACAGGTTGTGCTAATGGTACTGAATTTTGTGAAAACAATAATCAGACAACAACTAGTACTAGCACCAATACAAACACCAACGCGAATACTAACACAAACACCAGCACCAATACTAACACCAATACGAGCACTGCAACAAATACCAATAATAATACTAGCACCAATGCTAATACAAACACTAATACTAGCACCAACACTAATACTAGCACCAATACAAACGCGAATACTAATGTTAATACTAACACTAATAGCAATACTAATGCAAACACTAATGTAAATACCAATACTAGCACTGCAACAAATACCAATGCTAATACAAATACAAACAGTAATACAAATGCTACAACTTATACTGGAAGCTCAACAAATACCAATGCTAATACAAATGCGAATACTAATGTAAATACTAGCACAAGCAATAATGTAAATACCAATGTAAATACAAATAATAGTACCAGTAATAATACTAGCAATAACACAAATACTAATACTAATAACAGCACCAACAATAATACTAACACTAATAATTCTACAGTAAATAGTACAGCTAGCAATACAAATGTAAATACAAATAATAGCACAGTAGATCAAACAGTTAATAGTACTAGCACAAGTAATAATACTAATAATAGCACCTCTGACAGCACATCTAACAATACAAATAATAATAATAATACAAGTACAAGCACATCAGATAGTAATGTAACCACAAATAATAAGAACGAAAATACTAATAAAAACGAGAACATTAATAAGAATGAAACCAATCAAACAATTAAACAAGAGATTACAACAAAAGCTCCACCCGCGAGTGCAATTGCACCTTCAATCGGGAGTTCTTATTCTCAGGACTTGTGTACCACAGGTATATCCGGTGCTTTTCAAGGTCAAGTCTTTGGTTTATCAGGTGGTAAATCTGTAAGAGATATGAATTGTGAAAGGATTAAACTTTCTAAAACAGTTTATGATATGGGTATGAAGGTAGCTGCTGTATCTTTAATGTGTCAAGACGAAAGAGTATTCCAAGCAATGGAAATGGCTGGAACTCCATGTCCTTATATGGGTAAGATTGGAAGCGAAGCAGCTGAAGCATGGGAAGAAAATTCAACAGACAGACCAGATGCTAAAGACTATGCTGATAAAAAGAAACCGACACGGAAAGAAAAGAAAGCCGAAAAGAAAAGATTAAAACAAGTGGCTGCCGACAAGAAGGCTGAAGAAAAAAGAATAGCGGCCGCAATCAAAGCTTCCGAAGATAAAATGAATGAAGAACTTGAGAGAAGAAAAGAAAAATTCATTGCACAATGTTCAGCTGAACCTAATCCAACTAGAGATAGAATTAAGAAAGATGTTGTAGGAGCAATTGATTCGATTATAACTCCAAAAACAAAAACAAATGGACAATGTGCTAAAGAATGGGAAAATTTAAATATATAATACTACTAGCAACTTGTCTATTCACGACAAGTGCAATAGCAGATAACAATGTAAACTGCACTAACAGTCAAGATTGTTACAATAGTGGAGTCTACATCTACGAAGGTGGTCAAGACCTTGTAGACCTTTATGGTAATCATATAGCCACATCTTACAATCTTAATTCAAATGACGATAGCTGGTCAAGCCAAGTATCTCTTGGTATGGAATGGAATCGTTGGGGTCAAACTTGGTCTCACGCTAAAATGTCAACCAATGGGTGCGTAAACCTTACAAGTGGTTCAGCCGGTGGGACTTCATCTAACTGTTCAGACTACACACCACAATCCTTACCCTACAGAGATTATACCTTATATCCTTTTTGGACTGATTTAATCAGAGGTAATGCAAATCAAACAGGATACAACAAAGCTTCTAAAATGTTGTTTAAAGACTTTGGTGATTATGTTGTTTTTGGTTGGTATTACATGAAAGAATATAATAGAAATTCAAGTAATAGTTTTGAAGCAATATTATATGAGAATAATTCTTTTGAATACAGATACAGAGAATTAGATATTATTAATCATGATGTTCTTATAGGCGAACAAGGAAAACACTCTACTACTCCAGCAGATACAAAAACATACTTATTTTACAATGACGGACAAAGTGGTTATAATACTTTAGATGCTTACTTAGCAAATTCAGGTTGGCCTGACTTAGAGAATGGTGGTTCACTATACGGTGGAACAGAGGCTCAAATGTGTGAGATAAGTGCATTATATAGTTCATCATGTACAGGATACGCAGCAGCTTACTTAGCACAACAATGTGCTTTAGATTCTTTGTATAATTCAGCATGTTCAGGATATGCAGCAGCTTATCTAGCTGCACAATGTGCTTTAAATACTTTGTATGACGAAGAATGTTCAGGTTATGCAACTGCTTTATTAATATATGAATGTGATGTAGATGTATTTTATTCTACTCAATGTGACGGATATGCTAGTGCATTAGCACAAGAAGAAGCTCTATGGGACGCAATCTATGGATCCACTGATGATACCGATATGTATGGTTATGAAGATGAATATGGATATGATGAATATGGGAATGCTTGGGCCCAAGATGATATGTGGTATGATGAAGAATATGATGAATATTTAGATCCTAATGATCCTTGTTATCAAAATAACTGTGCAGACTTTACAGAAGCAGATTGGTATGCATTAGACATAGACCAGTTTGGTCAAGAACAAGTAGATGAGTGGTATGGACAAGATGTTCAATTTAGTGAAGATGGTTCTCTGGATTATGACCAATATGGAACAACAGAAGAAGAATTTTGGAGTGCTGTTGATGATGGTATGGATCAATATGATATAGAACAGGAACAATATGCAGAAGAAATGGCATATTTAGATCAACTAGTAGAACAAGAAGAATATGCTGAAATGTTTACAGAAGAAGCTGTAGAGTATTTTGTTGAAACTGTTGCGAACATGGAAACTGATGCTGATTGGTATGATTATGAAGTAGAAACTTTTGGTCAAGAACAAGTTGATGAATGGTGGGGTGAAGAGGTATCTTTTAGTGAAGAAGGATTTGTTGAAGAAGCTTATTGGGAAGAAGATTTGTATGCAAATGTTGATGATATTTACATTTTAGAAGAAGCTATTGGTATTGAAATCTTTACAGAAGAAGATTGGTCACCAGAAGAAGTATTAGAAGTTTATGAAGAAGTATTAGAAGATTATGAAAGAGATGCATTAGAAACCCAAGAAGAGGAAGTCTATGAAGAATTTGAAGAAACTTATGAAGAGGAAGAACTTTACATAGAAGAGGATGAAGCCTTTGAAGAACTTATTAATGAGGAAGAATTAGAAGAACTTATTAATGAAGATCGTGAAGAAGAATTTTTTGAAGAATCTCAAGAAGAAGAAAGTTTTGATGAAGAAGGCAATGATAGTAATGACACAGGCTCAAATATTCAAAGAGAAAAGAAAAGTACTTTAATGATAGCTCAACAAGAACAACAAACAATACAACAGGCTGTATCT